AATCATCAACTATCTTTTCAAATTCCTGATAATTTTTAGTTGGCGTACTAACAGTTTTTGATAAGTCATTTATGTAGAATTCAATGTCTTTTATCGCAATTTTTTTGGAAGATTGAAGATTCGTAATAGTCGCGAGCTTATGACAATCATTTTGTACAATGTTATTGTAGTTTTTATATGCATCATTAACAAAAGTTATCTCAGACAAAAGCTCGGCACTTTTTTCGCCATAGAGAAAACCTAAAATTTTATCGATTTTTTGATTTATAAGTTTTAAGTCATTATGCAAATTGTCGAGATAATACTGGCCTGTTGCAAACGAAAAAAAAGAAAAGCAACTGCATATAACACTTAACTGTTTAAGGTTATATAAAGATGCTGTACCAGCTATCTTCTTATCAGCGTTAATGAAAGTTGTGCTGACCCCTCCTTGTTTTAGCTTCATCAATGTATGCGGTAATCCGTCTGGAAACTTCAAAACATACGCATTCGCTACAATCGCATTTTCTATAGTATCAGGGATTTGCGATTGAAGTAGAGATAAGCGGGATTGTTGATTTTTTGATAAAGCAAGTTCGCTATATTGCGCCGGGATCATGGATGACATATCATAAGGCGCAATTGTAAAATTGAATATTCTTTTTAAAGAAATAACGTCAGTGCTTGACAATTCATTACTGTTATTCATAAGCATCCTCCTCAATAATATATGGTTACAGTATATCATAGTAATCAATTCGAAACAATCATAGATAAAACGAAAGGAACTAAATAGCATGTATCAGCAAACAGATGAACTTATGCACTATGGCGTGCTAGGAATGAAATGGGGTCGTAGAAAAACCAACAAGATTTCATCGTCAAAAAAAAAAAAAGCCCAAACGTTATAGCAAAGAAAAACAAAAGATGGATCAATACGTATATGGAAAATCCGGCGTGAAACGTATAGAAAAACGAATGAGTAAAGGCTCGTCGTATACGAAGGCCCAGTTAATGGAATACGGCCGAATAGCAGTAAAAAATGTTGTTATGACAGGCATTATGGATCAAATGTTATTGGGTGGATATATCAGAAAAACGACTATCCATCTTGCGGGAAAGAAGTTTGTCGATTCATATATGAAAACAAAAGCAACCCAATCGATAGCTAAAATTGCTCAAAATCACAAGTTTGACCCAATCGATGTGACATACAAGATAGTCAATTAAGGGAGGATGTTAGTTGAAAAAAGAATCGATC